CGGGAGTTCATCTCTCATTCAATACAGGACAAACACGATGACTGAGATTGATGTTGTCGCTGTGTTTGGTTTTCTGATTTCACTGTGCCGCTCATTCGTTGTGGTCGTGTTAGCGTGGTTTACGCTGCGCTGGCTGGATTACCGGATGGGGTTTGTTTTTAAAACATGGTGGAGTGAACTCGATGGCCATTCGAAAGCGATTTATTTATCTGCTCGTTGTTTTGCTGTCTTCCTCGCCTTCAGTATTTGCATGGCATAACCAGTTTGACTGGCAAATCCGCAAAGCGGCCCGGCATTATTTACCGGTCGTTCCCTGGAAGCTGTATAAAGCACAACTGATTCAGGAATCGGCACTCAATCCCAGGGCGGTCAGCCCGGTAGGTGCTGTCGGACTGGCGCAGTTTATGCCCGGCACCTGGCGTCAAATCTCACAGGAACTGAACCTGTCTGGTTTACGTACCGATCCGGCGCTGGCCATTCCGGCCGGTGCTTATTATATGGCAAAGCTACGGCGGGTATGGCGATGGCCGCGACCTGAAGAAGACAGACACAACTTAGCACTGGCCTGCTATAACGCAGGATGTGGCAATATCCTCAAGGCGCAAAAACTTTGCGGCAATCCATCACGCTACAAGCCGATTATGACTTGTCTGCCTCTGGTGACAGGAAAGCATGCCACAGAAACAATCAACTATGCGCCGCGTATCCGGCGTATCTACAAACGTTTAACTTATCAATAATCCACAGAATGGAATGAATGATGAATCGCATCATGATTGGTATTGTTGTCAGCATACTTGTGGCAGGTTTGTTTGGCTGGCAACGCTACGCCATTCATTCTCTGGAATCAAAACTGATGCTGGCAAACCGCAAAGCCGAGTTTCTGAGAAATAACCGGGATGAGCTGGCGCTCGAACTGAAAGACTCAGAAGCCTCCAAGCAGGCGCTGGCAAGAGAACTGAAACAACAGGAAGCCGTACTGGCACGCCGCGATGCTGCGATAACCCGCAGCCGTAAAGAGCTGGCGGAGCTGTCGGATCGACTGAGAGGGCTGAGAAAAACTGATGAAGAATATAAATTGTGGTCTGACGCTCATGTCCCTGATGCTGTTATCCGGCTGCTCCGCAACACCCGCAACCAAAGTGATCGTGAAGACTGAATATCAAAAGCAGTCGGTTCCGGCTTTTTTAACCCGGGATACAACGGTGCCAAACCTGCCCAAAGCAGGCGCAACTAATGCACAGCTGGCCGAATATATGGTCGGTATGGAAAGCGCACTGAACAACTGTAACATCGATAAAAAGAGTATTCGCCAATGGCAGAACCACACTCAACCACAACCATAGTCAGCAATACAGCTGCAACGGTCGCGATTACCAGTGGCGTCACGCAAAGCTCTTTTGCCCAGTCGTTACTGAGCGCATCATTTGATCAAATCCTGAGCGGGCGTTTCCACTGGCAGTTATCTGATGTGGTCACACTGGCCTGCTCGGCGATTGTGATTTGTAATTTCGTGCTGACCCGGCTGGAAAAGCGGCGGGGGAATTCAGCCTGAGTCATTAACCGATTAAACAAGAGACGATTGATATGGATTTATCTCCCGTTATCCTGAATCAACTCACCGGGATACAAAAAAATGAACTGGCTTCACTATTAACTAAAGTCGGCTCAATTTCTGATTTAAGTTCAGAGCAGAAAAGCATATTGGAAGCGCTGAAGGCTCAGAAGAGTAATGATGATTTGAGTAGTGAGATTGCTGGGTTGAATCGCAATATTTTGCAAAAGCCAAATAGTGCAATAAACAGAGTCATGAGATTTACAGTAAATTCTTCAACATCAATAGAAATCCCGGCAGTAAACCCTGCTAAAACAGTCATTAATTTAACTACTTCGATTGCTTCTGGCGGACAAGGTTTTATACGTGTTTACTTGCAAGATTCCACAACCGTTGTTTGCTCACTATATGCCCTGAGGGGTCAGGCATCATTTGAGGTCATAGAATATGCCTAGTATTCATATAGATGAAAACTATATCGTCACTTCAATTATGGACTTCGACCCGATTGATTCAACATCAATTTATATCGATAGCTACAATCCGGAATATGTCGGTAAAAAATATACTGATGGCTTCATCGTAGAAGATATCGACACACTAAAATCTACCCGCATCACCCAAATCAAACAGGAAGCCCAATCCCGGATTACTGCGCTGGACTGGCGTTTAGAACGTGCGAAAGAACGTGCTGAACTCGGTATTACCGATCAGGAAACGGTGCAGGATGTGATGCAACTCCGGGAGCAAATCCGCATGGCGTCGAATCAGGCAGAAATCGCTGTGAACCAACTCACAGACGCTGGCGCGATTCAACAATTTCAATGGTAAGCCTTTTCGGCTGCTGAATTTTCTACTCATACCAGACAGATCAAGCTTATGACTCAGACAACACTGACTGAAGTGCATCAGGGGATTGTAACCCGGCTGAAAGCGGCACTCCCGGATGTTACCGTGGAAGTTTTTTCGCCGACGATGAACTTTGCAGAAAAAGCACCGGCACTGCTGGTGGAGCTGACTTCATTCCCGCTGGCAAAAGATGCCGGCGACTATCGTTATCCGGCTGATTGTTGCTTCACGATTCATTGCGTCACCAAAAAAGAGCAGCCGCTGGTTGACTTATGGGAGATGACCGCATCCGTTGCACAGCTGATTTACAACAACGGCTTTTGGGTCGGTGGTGGCGTGATGGAACGGCCGCATACGCTGAAAGCGCATGCCGATAAAACCCGCTATCAGGATCAGAACGGGTATGAATCCCGCGTGATTAGCTGGCATCAAACCATTTATCTTGGTGAACCAAAACCGGTGCAGGAAGGTATTGTCGTGAAAGAAGTCTACCTGGGTTATGCACCGGGCGGAGAAACGCCCCCGAAAGCATCATATGTGAGGATTAAAGATGGAGAGTTACCGGATTTCTGAGCTGGAGCGTCAGCTGCACGGGCTGATTCGTCTGTGTACCGTGACCGAACTGGGTGATGGTGGTCAGGTGAAAGTACAGGATGGTGAACTGAACAGCACCTGGCTTGACCGTGCTGTGGACCGGGCCGGTGAAAACCGCGCATGGCATCCGCTGGATGTTGGCGAACAGGTGATTGTGCTTTGTCCTTCGGGCGATCTGACCATGGGGATGATTATCGGCAGTCTGTATCAGGATCAACATCCGGCTCCCAGCTCAAACAAAGATTTAGAATCCAAAGTTTTTAAAGATGGTTCGGTCATCAGTTATGACCGGAAGAGCCATCAGTATCTGATTGATATCAAAGGTGCAGATGCCACGGTCGATGTGATTTCTGCCGGAACACTCAATATCAAAACCAGTAAAAATATTCAGGTGCAGACGTCGGCAGATGCCAAAGTTTCTGCACAGGGTAATGTGAATGTCTCCGCTTCAAAGATCGCTTTGAACGGCGGCTCGCCTTGTGTCACGACAGCACACATTTGTCATTTTACCGGAAAGCCACATGGTGATGGTTCCCGGACAGTTACAGCGGGGAAATAACATGGCGCTCAACGCAGATTTGCTTGAAAAATTAATCGTCGATAATTTATACGATGCGGGTTTTGATACTGAGAATACTCACTCACAAGTGACAGAGCTGGCAGATGCAATTGCCAAAGCGATTGTCAAACATATTCAGAGCAATGCGGTTGTGATTGTGGATTCTGTACCTTATCCCGTCAGGTAGGTGAATCATGAAAGGAATGAATGCCCAGACCGGGCGAAGTTTAAATGGCCCGGATCATATCCGTCAGTCAATCATTACTATCTTAACAACACCCATTGGCAGCCGGGTTCTCAGACGGGATTTTGGCTCCGGTTTACTGTCATTAATTGACCATCCGACCAACGAAGCGTGGATGCTGGATGTGTACGCCGCGACGCTGGAAGCGCTGGAAAAATGGGAACCCCGGTTCCGGCTGAAGGATGTTCAGGCGAAGAGAAATAGCGAAGACAGAATTGATTTGTATCTGGACGGTGAAATGTTAATTAACGGCCAGTCCATTACGATGGATGGCATACAGGTGAGTATATGAGTACAGTCAATGAGACATTAAATTTACCTGCTCCGGATATCATTGAACAGATTGATGCTGAGGCGTTAATTCAGGCACGGCGGAAACGGTTAATCGAGCTGAATCCTGATTATCAGGACGTGCTTGAACTGGAAAGTGAACCGCTGAATATCAATATTGAAGCAGAATCTTACCGGGAAGCGTTACTCCGGCTACGGATTAATGAAAGTGTGAAAGCGAACTTACTTGCTTTTGCAACCGGTGGCGATCTTGACCATTTAGGTGATTTTTACGGGCTTCCCCGTGCCGATGGCGAAGCCGATGAAAGTTATCGTCAGCGTATCCGGGAACGGACCAAAGCTTCCAGTACCGCCGGCAGTATCGCACATTACCGCAGCCGGGCGATTGAAGCCGCACCGCTGGCGATTCGCGATGTTCGCATTGACTCACCGGAAGGCGGACTGGTCCGGGTCTCAGTACTGGTCCGCAATGGTTACGACCTGGATGAAACACTGGCAAAAGTTGAGCAGGCAGTTAATGCTGACGAAGTCAGAGTGCTGACAGATACCGTGAATGTGGTGTCCGCCGAGACAATTCAGGTGCCGGTTGCGGCGACCATGGTATTACAGAATACCACGCCGGAAGCGGTGATTGATGAGCTGAAATCAGGGCTGGTGAAACAGTGGGAACATCAGGCCGGTTTAGGCTGGGATGTCACGCCAAGCTGGATTAGTGCCCAACTGCAGAAAGCCGGTGTGTATGAAGTGAATATTCTTGAACCGGCAGCAGTTGTTCCGGTTGGCCCAAATCAGCATGCTGTGATTGACAAACTGGATATCAGCCTGAACGGCAGGGGGTATTGATGACACTGTTACCTGTTAATGCTTCCAGACTCCAGTATGATCTTGAAACGGCAAACCGGCTTCATGATGATGTCAACCTGGCTGTTCAGCAGCTGAAAACATTTAAGCAGGAACCGGCAGATAACCTGTTGTACTGGTTGGTCTGGGAATATGGTCTTGAAGACGTCCTGCTTTATGTGCCTGATTTGAGAAAAGTCATCAAAGAAGGTCTGATCTGGCAGCGTTTGCGGGGAACACCGGAAAGCCTGAAAATTGCGCTGGGCTGGATTGGGATGGATGACATTACCATCGAAGAAAACAGCCCCGGCCATCATTTTTATGAATATCAGGTTGATCCCGGCAAGATACCCACGCAGGAAGAGCGTTCCCGTTTATTTGGCGTGGCTGACCTTTCGGCACCCGTCCGATCCAGACTGTCCCGGATGTATCACGGTTACGATGTCCGGAAACTGATTCTTTCTGAAGGGCATTTCGGCCAGTTCCTGTCAGATTATTCTGGTGTGAATCATCAGGGGACAAAGCTGTCTTTCCGCCGGGGATATCAAAGTGAACTTGCGGTCGGGCAACCCGATATCAAGAGCAGCCATTTCCGGACGGTTGTAGATAACGCGGTTTATGAAGACCGGCCATTGCTCAGCTATATGTATCTCGATGATAAGTTTGATTTTGGCATTTATGTTCATCATGGCCGGTTAGTTTCAGAAGGGCTGGTTTATGACGCCAAACCTGTCATCGAAGATCAGCACCGCTTTTCTCAGGCTGCGATGGTTCTGTCTGACAGTGAAGCATTAGGCAGTCTGCATACCTTACTGGGTGCCCGCCGCCGGGTTGAACTGGGTGGAACAACCGTCTTATCTGAAAGCAAACTGGATGATACATGGCAGTTTGAATGGCAGCCGGTTCACACGCTTCATCTGGATAATCATCCGGGTGAACTGGACGCAACCTTACCTGTGACAGCCAGCGTGGCTGAAATTCGTCTGGAAAATATCTGTACTGATTCTGACTTCCGTATTGAACAGGGACGCACCCGGATTACGGTAAAAACACCTGAGTTAGCTGGTTTAAGCTGGATTGGTCGCTGGGATCAGCGCACCTGGTCAGGTGCCGGGTATACGGTGATTGGTGTTCACTATACCCAAACGAGCTGAAGAAGATACAGGTTTCAGTGAGGCCGGTCTGAATCAATCACAAGGCAGAAATATGAGCGCATTCAAATTACTGGACCTTTCCCGGGTCCCGGTCCCGGATATTATCTCGTCTCCGGACTTTGAACAAAAATATCAGGAATTAAAAGATATTCTGACCGGTCTGAACCCGGAATATACCAGTGTACTTGAACTTGAGTCGGATCCACTGGCGATTCTTTTACAGTCTTTTGCTTATCGCGAGGCAGTACTTGAAGCCAGAATCAATGATGCGACTCGTGCGAATATGCTGGCTTCTGCTTCAGGTCATGATCTGGATAGTATCGGTGCCCGTTATAACGTCGGGCGTTTGGTGATTCAGCAGGAAAATACGCAGGTTCAGCCGCCGGTGCCATGCAGGATGGAAGATGATGACAGTTATCGCCGCCGGATCCAGATGGCGTTTAATGGCCTCAATACCGCAGGCAGCAGTGATGCTTATGTTTTTCATGCGCTGTCCGCCAGCGGTCAGGTGAAGGATGTGGATGCAACAAGCCCTGCACCATGCGAAATGGTGATTACTTTGTTAAGTCATGACGGTAATGGTGTGCCGGATAATGAATTGCTGAAAGTTGTCCGTCGCTATTTTGGACTGACAGACGATGGTTCAGCGCCAGCGAAGCAAGCATCCAAAGTCAGGCCATTAGGCGATCGGGTGAAAGTCGTTCCTGCCAGTGTGACTGAATATCAGGTTGATGCTGAACTGACAATTCTTCCTGGCCCTGCGGGTGAGGTTATCCGCCTGGCAGCTGAAGCTGCGGTCTGGGCGTATGTGCACGAACGGTGCAAGCTTGGTTACGATGTGACCCGTTCCGGATTATTTGCGGCATTGCACCAGCCGGGCGTTCATAATGTCACCCTGAAAACACCGGAAGAAGATTTGGTGATGGACAGCACTCACGCGGCATATTGTATCGGTGTGAAGGTCACTCTGGGAGGCATTGATGAATAAAAGTCTGCTGCCTGTTAATGTGACTCCCCTTGAGCTGGATCTGGAACAGGTCATTTCCCGGTGCACTGATTTACCGGTGCATATCAAAGATCTCTGGAATCCGGAAACCTGTCCGTTTTCGTTATTGCCCTGGCTTGCCTGGGCATTGTCTGTGGATACCTGGGATGAACGCTGGCCTGAACATATCAAACGTCAGGTGGTTCGTGATTCTTTTGATATTCACCGTCTGAAAGGCACACCTTACGCGGTGCGAAAAGCACTCGATAGTCTGAATATAAAGATGCAGCTACGTGAGTGGTGGGAGCCGGGAGCGAATCAGCAACCGGGCACCATGAGTGCCGTGGCTTTGATTAATGAAAACCTGACGGATAATCAAGACGGATTAATCACGAAAACCATGCTGGAGCAGGTCGTTCGGGCGATTGAATCTGCAAAACGTGGTGTGATTCACTTTGATGTCGAACTGGCGGTTATATCGGATGAATCACTAGGTATATCTGGTGCTGTCGGGACTTCTTTCAATTACTCAGATCAGACAATTGGAATGATACCGGTTGTTCCCAATTCTCTTGCCGCTGAAGTCGGTTTATCTGCCGGATTTTTCACGGTAGAAAAACAGGAAAGAGAGGGGAGTTTTACAGCATTGGTACCCGGAATAATTAAAGCCAGTCCGCAATTGAGCATGGTGTTCTGGCGGCAATGTTTATCTGATTTTGATTTTATAGGGGCTACATAATGTCAGAGCTTAAACTGCAATTTACAGAGGCTGGATTAACCCGGCTTTTATCGGCTAAAGATCATGGACTGAAAGGTGAGATATCACATATGGCTTTTGGTGATGGTGCTTATATGCCATCAAAAGCACAAACCGCGTTAAAAAATGAAAAAGAGCGGATAGAAATCGTTGATTATCAAGGGGATAATAAGAACCTGCGTATGGCAGGAGTGTTTGATGGAAATAAAGAATACGCTATTCGTGAGATTGGTCTTTATCTGTCTGATGGAACTTTGCTTGGCGTTTATTCTCAGCCGGGAAAAACACTGGGTTATCGTACTCCGAAAGTTCGGGTTATTCAGTGGTTTACGCTGAATATCGAAGCTCTGCCAACGGATAGTGTCAACGTTGTGACTGGTTCTGAAAATCTGAATCTGGTTATTGATGAAGAGCTTGTGCAAATGGCGACAGTTCAAGTTAATACGATGCACCGCCAGCTTCAACAGGAATTCCGCCTTTTGGATATCGAGAAGAAATCAAACTAACAGGAGAACAAAATGTCTTTAACCAAAGATATTACCGGGATGACTCAGGCGGTTGACAGACTAACACAGGAAGTCACCGGAAAAATGGGGCAGATTGATAACAAAGTTGAGCAGGCAAAAGAGAGTTTTAAACAGTGGCAGGAAGAAGTAGAGGCCGCTGATATTAACGGTGAAGCCAGTTATCGTTCAGTCATTGACCTGACGGGGCTAAGTACTGACTACTATTATCCTGTCTGGTGGCGATTCCCGGATAATAATCACTGTACCGGCCAAATGTCGATTTCAAGGCACTATAGTAGTGATGCCGGATTGGACCCATTTAATAACAATAAAGAGCCTCATGTAGCCAGTTTACTGCTGGAGATGGAAGGTAATGCATCCCCCTGGAATGGTGATGCGAATTTTTTATCAGTCAAGCGAATTCATCAACGTTACAGAAAGACAGTGCGGGCAATACAGTTTGCTATGAAATCTATTGCCCGTCCGGTAAATGGTATAAAGCCACTTTATGGCAACTATAAGGATGGGCAGGTTGTTGGCAGCTCAGTGGTAAGTGGGTGCTACCTTCGGGGTGGCTTAAAGTATCTGGTGATTAAGAACTTTAAAGATAATTTGTGGTACAGCCGTGATAACAATGAGGTATCTACTGGTTGTGCTGAGCAATCTACATTCGAAATTAACTGGAAAGTTAAAGCTTATCATAAAGATGATGAATTTCTCGGCGAAGAATATTCAAACACAACTTTAGCTTATGCACATGATTATGATAAACGCTATACCCAAAAAGGATGAATGAAATATGAGTTATCTGATATCACAACTGATCAGTAAAAATGGTGAAATATTAGTGAATGTTCCCGCTGAACCTCATATTTTATCAGAAATGGGATTTGACGCTGATGAAGCTGTTAAATTGTGCTCCGATGCGATTCAAAAAGCAAAATGGGAGCAAATTCGTGAGATGAGAAATGCGCTCATCTCCGGAACCGACTGGACACAAATGCCGGATACAGTGATTAATTCTTCTCTGAAATCTGCATTCATTTCATATCGTCAGTCCCTGCGGGATATTCCACAAAACTTCAGTGATCCTGATAGTGTCATTTGGCCGGAAGAGCCAACAAATGAATAAGCCGCCAACGGGCGGTTTTTTTATACCTGAAATTTATGATTCGTGCCTGTCGGCACATCCGGCTGTGTGCCGGAATTAACGCGTCTGGTCAATCAATTAATACACAGCCATAGGAGTATATGACAGTGGCCATTTTAACTAAGTCAGGCAGAACTGCGATTGCAGAATCAATTGGAGCTCAGCCTGTATTCATGGCATGGGGTCGTGGTGAGACCTCATGGGAGGAAAACCCGCCATCAGAATCAGTCACCAGTACTCAGTTACTGGATACCGTCGGTTATCGTAAGGCATCACGTGTTCTGTTTTGTGAACCTGATCCGGCCGGAGAAATTGTTGTCACCTCCGGCCGTTTCAAACTTTCAGATACGGCGACTAATCACCTGTTCTGTGAATTCCGCTTCGATTTTGAAGATGCACAAGGGGAAACGCTACGGGAAGTCGGTGTGGTGGTGGGAACCGAACCCAAAGCTGACGCACCTGCCGGTCAGTTTTACTTTCAACCGGAAGAGCTGGAAAAAAGCGGCACATTGTTGTTGCTGGAACACCGCAAACCGCTGTATCGCGATATCGGTGTCCGTGAAACCTTCGAATTTGTGATTACGTTCTGATGGGAGCGAACATGCAAGATAAATATGAACGATTAAATCCGGCAGATAAGCTGCAGGATTATTATGAGCGCTTTGATGCGGATGATGGTTACGAACAGTTATTGTTCCGGGCCGGAAAAGGACTACAGTCTGCAGAACTGAATGATATGCAGGCACAGGTGTTTAACCACGTACAGGGTGTAGCGGATGCCATTTTAAAAGATGGTGATGTCGTCTCCGGCGGCGACATTGTGGTCGGAGAAGACGGTAAAGTTACTCTGGGTGCGACGAAGATCTATTTGCGGGGGCAGGTGCGTACTTTGAAGCCTGCGATGTTAACTATTCCGGTCGATCAGATTCTGGATATCGGTGTCCGATTCACTGAAACCGTTGTGACTGAACTGGAAGCTCCAGCTTTGCGGGATCCGGCACAAGGCACACATAACTACGGTGAAGGTGGTGCAGGACGTTTAAAAGTCACCTGTGCCTGGGGATTAGCTGCTGACAGTAATGAGGGTAACTTTTATCCGGTTTATAAAGTCGATAATGGCGCTTTGGTTGTCAATACGACCCCCCCACAACTGGACAGCGTGAATGTGGCGCTGGCACGTTATGACCGTGAATCCAACGGTGGTAATTATGTTGTCGATGGCATGTATGCTTCCTACCGGGAAGAAGAAAATCCCGGTGATGCCGGTAAGAAGCAGGTATTCAGTATCGCAGAGGGCAAGGCCCATATTCTGGGATATGAAATTGAATTCCCGACGGCGATTCGGAAAACGTTCCCGTCAGATCCTGACTTACAGACAATTGATTCTGAGATTCATACGTTTACCCCTGATTCTGAAGGTAAGATGCGGATAAATACAGCATTCAGCCCTATTTATGAAGGAAGTCAGGTTCAGGTGAAAATGTTAGTCCGGGAAACCCGCGAGATCACCCGGGGTGGATCGAGTAATGGTTTGTTGGATCCGTTGCTGGGTATTTCTTCATTACAATCTATCGAATCTGTAAAACAAAATGATACAGAATATACATCCGGCGTTGATTATAAGAAAACCAACAATCAGGTTGACTGGACTCCGGGCGGAACTGTACCAGCATCAGGTTCAACTTATACTGTTGAATTTTTGTATCTGAAAACGGTGATGGTTTCTGCCGATGAAGAGGGCTTTACCCTGAGTGGTGCGGAAGCCAAATCACAGGTATTTCTTCAGTATCAGTGGAAAATGCCCCGAATTGATGCGTTAACACTGGATCGAACAGGTGTTGTTCGCCGGGTCAAAGGAATTCCGAATACTTATACGCCTTCTGCGCCAGCGATTCCGGAAAATCAGCTACTGCTGGCTAATATCTCTCAGAAATGGTGGGACAAGGCCGGTGTGACGGATGGCGTTACGATAACTGATAAAGCAGTACGTTCGGTGACGATGGAAACACTGGGTGAAATGCAGTCACAAATAGCTGATTTATATCAACTGTTAGCGCTTGAAAAGCTGCGTAACAATGCGACAGCAGAAGAATCCGCATCGAAATACGGTGTATTTGTTGATCCGTTTCTTGATGATGATTTGCGTGATCAGGGTTTGGTTCAAACCGCTGCGATTGTGGATGGTGAGCTGATATTGCCGGTTGACAATATTAATGTGACGGATATTCAGCTACCGGATGGACAAGCCCGGATAACTTTAGATTATGAACTTGAGCCTGTGATTGAGCAGACATTAAGCACTGGTCAGATGAAGGTAAATCCATACAAAGCATTTGAACCATTACCTGCTTTAGCCACATTGACGCCAAGCGTTGACCATTGGGTGCAGTCGAGGACTCTATGGAGAAGTCAGACAACAAGAAACACAGTTAATAGTAGTAGTACCAGACCTGTAAGAACGGAATATTATACCCGCCTGGCATCACAATATTATACAAAACTTGATTATATCAGAGTTCAGGATGTGAAGTTTGTATTGACAGGTTTTGGTCCGGGTGAAGCTTTAGAACGGGTACGTTTTGATGGTTCAGACGTTGAGGTAAATCAATGATTAAAGCAGATAATAACGGAAATGTGACTGGTAAGTTTCGTATTCCGCCCAACACACCGGTTGGGACAAAGCTGGTCGAATTTTTCGGGCACACAGGGACGCAGGCGACAGCGACTTTTATTGGTGCATCTTCATTAAGAACTGAAGTTTTGCAGAAAGTAAAATGGATTCATAACTATGATCCTTTAGCACAAACTTTTACGTTAAGTAGTGATCGCCATATTGGTGGTGTTGATCTTTGGTTTAAGAAAAAAGGCCCTGAAAGTGTGCGGGTACAAATCCGTGAAACAGCAACAGGCCTGCCGACTAAGACAGTTCTGGCAGAATCGATTCTCAGTAGTGAAGATATTCTGCTCAATGGCAGCGCTACCCGATTTGAATTCTCCCCGGTATTTCTGAATGCAAATCAGGAATATGCCATTGTCGTCTTAACTGATGGTGCGGAGCATGAAGTTGCCATTTCGACGCTTGGTGATTTTGATCAGGAAAAAGGCTGGGTCACCAGTCAACCCTATCAGGTCGGTGTATTGCTTTCTTCAAGCAATGCCAGTACCTGGACTTCTCACCAGAATAAAGACCTGACTTTCCGATTGCTGGGTGCAAGGTTTACTGAGACAGAAAAAACGGTTGATTTAGGTGAATTTGATGTTTCAAAAATGACGAATTTTAAGCCGCTGACAGTGGTTGAACGTCCGGCAAGTGATACAGATCTTTCCCTATATATGATAGATATCAATCAAAAGGTTTATCAATTGCAGGAAGGGGAAGCATTAAGTGTTTCGTCTGAGCAAACCGGGAAAGTCAGGTTACAGGCAAAACTAACCGGTTCCCCGTTGAGAAGTCCTGTCCTGTATGAAAATGTACAGGCAGTGACAGCAACGGTGCAGGAAGAAGCCGACTACATTTCCCGTGCGATTCCCGGCGGTACCGATGTGAAAGCAATCGTAACCTTTGAATCTTCATTACCGGGAGATGCCGGGGTTGAGGTCTATATTGAAGTCGGTAATGACTGGAAGAAAGTTGATTTACATTCAGCAAGTGCAACGGAGGATGGCTGGCAGGCTTGTCAATATATTCTGGAAAACATTACCAGCACGACGATACGTACCAAACTGGTGCTGAAAGGGAATGCAGCCAACCGGCCAAGAGTCCGTTCCCTGCGGATGATTACGACTAAATAAACCGGGGTTGAGCAATGCAAGACTCACGCACACCGCACCGGAACTATCCGGTGCCGGTGCCGGATAACTTTCTGCAGGATGATGTCGGACGGATTGCTCAGGCAATTACGGATGTCGACGCAGATGTTGACCAGCACCAGAAACAACTTCACAAACTCAAGCATCGCCTGAGACGCATCAGGCTTGAAGTATTGCTGGGTTAAATCTTTTCTTTTTATATAAAAAGAGGAAATTATGTCAACAATTTCAAATGCCGTGCAGGCCATCGTCGACAATCTGGTGGCTAAAATGGCCAGCAACACGCCGCTGGCACCGGAAGAACAGTCCATGGTCGCAGAGGCGATTGCGCTGCTGTCCAAAAGCACCACGCTGGAAGCGGCCCTGATTGCTGTGGCAGAAAAACATCTGGATACGGCAACCACAGCGCTGGACAGCGCCAAAGCATCGCTGCAGGAAAATGCCGATTACCTTAAACTCCTGCCGCAGATTAATGAGATTAAAACTTCGTTTAGTAAGATTAAAACCGGGCTGGATAATACGCTGGGTGATTTACCTGCGGTGATGCGGGAAGGGGCGCCGGCCGTTCCTGACATTGATATTTCCTATGTGGGACCGGATATTCTGGCGATTAATACAGTATCAATACAAAGAATTGATGAAGAAATAAATTTTACTGTGATTCGGAATGAAACACCATCGACAGTTGTTTCTTTGTTCGATGACGGGGAGAAATGCTTCTACCTTTATCTTGGCTATGGCGGCGAGCAGACGTATCCAAATTATGATACAGCGCTAAAAATCGATGCAACAGGGATAGTTTCTCTTTCACAGCCGGAATCCTATGCCACCCGGATTTCGTCATCAGGTGAAGCCTCATTTTTGCTGATTAAAACCAAACAAGGGGTTCGTCTGGCTAAATTCACTGAAGAGTCACTCAATTTCTTTGACGTCATGCCATCCATAAGTGAAGCCTCCGGGACGATACCTCTGTCTGATGGTATTGTTTATCAGGATCCAGATAGTCTGGATTTCTGTAGTTACTCCAGAGGCAGGGTACAACATGTGGTCTGGGATGAGAAAAGCAGCAGTTTTCAGGTCAATCCTGATAATGAACACGAATTCCTGGTTGCGGCGAATTTTAATGAGTGGGCTGAACAACAAGGGTATATCAAGTTTAGTCAGGAGATGGGGGGAGCCGGCAATGAAGGCTATGCGTCACTTAATGCTGGCAGTAGCACGGGTCTTTCCCTGGGGAGAAATATTAATCAAACAAAAACGATGACCTATCGGGCAGGAAAATATTTCATCAATAAGCTGGGTGATACTTATGTAAGAGATATTACATCAGAGTCAAATGGTTGGGGGCTGGAAAATAATCTGAGTAGTTTTTATTATGATCAAACCTCTGGATGTTATTTATCTGTTCAGGGGCAAGGAAGACTAACCGGCACAGGCAATAATAGCTATATAGCATCTTTTCATCCTGCCGTACTGGCAATGTCCCCGTATCATCGGGTGGCCGTTTTGGCAATGGCAGCCGGTTACTATAGAACCGAGTCTTATACCCTTGGCAGTACAAAAAGATATAAGTTTACTCAGAGCAGTAAAACTGTATTGCGGGCTTTTTGATGGAAAGATTTGAGGATAAAACAAATGATAAACGGAATATATGATGCTGATATTGGCGGTGTTTACCTCAATGGTGGTTACCTTGTCGTCAACCCGGCCACAGGCAAACGCTGGCAAAATGAAGCTGAAGCGAATGCCTGGTGGGAAGCAACAGATCGAAACCCGGCCAACCAGCCAGAACCAGCAACAGAATTTACTGAAGAAACCATTGACACCGAAGATACCCGCAAAGCTATCACCGTCACTGAAATCAACGGCACGGTCCGTAAGCCGGAAGATATTGCGGCGCAGGATGTGGTGCGGATTACGGCGATGGAAGATACGGTTCTGACCCTGAAAGGCACGCTGGATATTGACGATGAATCCTTTGTGGTGCCATTTCGTCAGGATGGCGGACCTTTGGTGTATTTCAATGCACAGGTCAGTGAGGGTGAATTTACTGCGACACTGAATTTCCGTGATTCAGGCCGCTATGAAGTGAATACCGAACTACTGAACGCAGAGCTGGCAACGCCGCGTTTCACATCCAAACCACTGGTGGTTTATGTGATGAGAAATACATCCGCTGCATCCGCGAGTTAAACCGTTGCTTTTATTGTTCATCCGGCTTTTCATTCTGATCTGTTTTTTATTCCGAACAGCTTTTGTTTTGAAAAAATGCCACAGCCTGTGCTGATGGGTGACGGATAAGCATATCCTGAAAAAGGAGTAACGATGCAAGATACACGCACGACGTACCAGAATTACCCGGTGCCGGAGGCTGATAATTTTTTGCAGGACGATGTTGGGCGGCTGGCACAGGCACTCACTGCGGTGGATGCGGATGTGTATTTGCTCCGCCAGCATCAGGCCACAGCAGACAGCCGGATTCACACCCTGCAACAGGATGTCGCTCATCCGGCAGCGGTGGATATCAGTTACACCGATGGCAGGGTGTCCGGCATGACGGAAACCTTTGCTGACGGTCAGCGCACCACACAGTATCAATACGATACAGAGAGTAACAAACTCACACAGGTTGACGTGATTTTCCGTGAGCGTCGTGAGACGACCACGCTGAATTACGACAACGATACACTCACCGGACTGACAACAAAGACAGAGAGCGTCTCTGACCGTTAGTCCGTTCTTTGAAAACTATTTTTTAATCCATCGGGGCATCTCAGTCAGAGACGCCCTTTTTTGCATAAACCGAGAGAGTAATATCGATATGGCAGAAAATTATATGCACGGCGCTGAGGTCGTGGAAATTGATGATGGTTCCCGTCCGATTACCACAGTAAAAAGTGGCGTAATTGGTGTTGTGGGAACGGCACCGGATGCGGACCCAGCTAAGTTTCCGCTTAATAAACCCGTACTGATCGCTGCGAGCCGCCGTGAGGCTGCCAAGCTCGGTGCGAGAGGCACACTTCCCCAGGCGATTGACGGCATTTTTGACCAGACTGGTGCCGTGGTGGTCGTGGTTCGTGTGGAAGAAGTCACGGTTGATGGCTATGTCGACCAGACGAAAACCATGTCAAATATCGCGAGTGATAACGTTGATGAAACCGGTCACTATCAGGGAATTGCAGCCTTGTTGAGTGCTGAGTCGGTGGTGAAAGTGCAGCCACGGATTTTGATTGCGCCAGGATATTCCTGCCACAAAACTGTGGGAGACAAACTGGTTGAAGTGGCAGACAAGCTGCGTGGGTATGCCATTCTGGATGGCCCGAACACCAGCGATGAAGCGGCGAAAGCCTACCGTGGGCTCTATGGACATCGCCGTTGTGAAGTGGTTGACCCCTGGTATACAGTCTGGGATAGCACAACCAGTAGCGAAGTCATTCAGCCACCATCAGCGCGTCATGCCGGTGTGATGTCCCGGGTTCATAATACGCTGGGTTTCTGGTGGTCGAACTCAAATCAGACGATTAACGGTATTCAGAGCTTATGCCGTCCGGTTGATTTTAAACTCGATGATGCCAATTGCCGGGCGAACCTGCTGAACGCATCTCAGGTGACAACTACAATTCAGCATAATGGATTCCGTATCTGGGGTGACCGGACTTGTGCTGATGATGCGAAATGGGCATTTAAAAACGTAGTGATTACCAACGACATGATCTCGGACAGCCTGATTAAAAACCACTTCTGGGCTATGGACCGCAATATCACTGCCACTTATGTCGAAGATGTCACTGAAGGTGTGAATAACTATCTGCGTCACCTGAAATATATTGGTGCGATTGCCGGTGGTGAATGTTGGGTGGATCCTGAGCTCAATACCGCAGACCAGATTCAGGCCGGTAAAATTTATTTTGATTTTGATTTCAGCGCCTATGCGCCGGCGGAACACATTACTTTCCGCAGCCACATGGTGAATGGTTACTTAACGGAGATTGTATAATATGGCAGATACAGCATTGATGCCTCAAACGATTCGGGCGATGAGCCTGTTTCTGGGTACTTCAAGTAATAATCGCGGTTACGCGGGGGTGGTTGAAGAGGTTACACCACCTAAAATGACGATTAAAACCGAGGAGTTCAGGGCCGGAGGCATGGATGCCCCGCTTGAGATTGACCTTGGCATGAACAAACTCGAATGTAGCTTCACGATCGCAAACTATGACCCAACATTATTTAAAGCGTACGGTCTGGTACCCGGAGAAATGGTGGTTTGTACCCTGCGTGGTGCGATTGAAGAAGATGGCACCACGGTTCCGGTAACGATGGCTATGAGCGGCAGCTGGAAAGAAGTCGATTTTGGCAGTTGGAAGTCAGGCCAGAAAGTGCAGATGAAAGTTGCGATTGCACTGAAAAATTACAAACTGACCATTGGTGACACAGAATGCCTGGAGATTGATGTCCCTGGCATGGTTCGTAAAGTGAATGGTGTAGATAAACTTGCCGACATGCGTAAAGCAATTGGCCTGGGTAAATCATAAGGAATAAATCATGGCAGAGATTACCGATAAGAAAACATATATCGTCAATAAATATGTTGAAATTGACACGTATATGGAACCAGATGAAGACAAAAGACCAAAACTCGCATTTATGTTTGAAGATAAAAAATATCAGGCTGGTGATGAAATCTCACTCAATGATATTCAGGCAGCTAACCTGATTGCAGCGGGCTTTATTAAAGGTGCCACTGCTGCGCAGGCAAGTGCGTAAGCCGGATCATCACACACGATATAATTAAATCAATACTGAACTGAAAAT